ATGGTTTCCAAGTCCACAGACAGAGAAGGTCTTGTGTTCACTTATGTATGGATCCTCGATTGATGATGTGCGTTGGCACTATCTGAGGGCATGTGCTCTGCGTATTGATTCCTTTGGTAATAGGGAATTGCGTGATATACTCACGAATTATATCAATTATCTCAATAAGATGTATTCACACAAGTTGGTGGGAGAGTGTGAGGGAATTAAAATGGAAAATATTCGTGCAGTCTGGAAGTCAGACTCGTGGATAAATGCTCTATATTCTGGGAAAGAAGGAACGGTGGCTAATGTAATTGATCATTCCGTTTTAAATTCTTTGTTTCTAAATGCCAAAACAGCATAAAAAGAAAGGAGCTAATAAAAAGACCCACAAGAAAGTGGGCAAGTTGAGTCGTACGTTGATCCAAAACATGGAGAAGAAGTTAATGGGTAAACTGCATGTTAAGTCAAGGCGTAGGAATGGAGTTGGAAAACGTGGTCCCGATTTTCCAATGTCTACATCGAGGCAAGAAGGTCCTCGTCGCCGTAGAGTTGTGGTTGCTGAAGATGAGTATATCGGACCAATTAGTGGGTCAACATCTGCTACAACTTGCACAGTGACATCCTTTGCCATTAACCCAGGTTTTTCCTACGTTTTTCCACGTTTGAGTGCGGAGGCATCATTGTACCAACGTTGGATTTGTAGGAAGTTGCGGTTTTATTATAGACCATCAGTTTCAGCTTATGCCACGCAAGGGCAGGCTGGTCGGGTAGTATTTGGCTGCAATTATAATGTTGGGGCCACTGTGCCAGTTTCCATAACACAAGTGCAGGATATACAGCCCCACAATTCTGGTATGGCTTATGAGGAGAACCTTATACTTGATTTGGATCCCAAACAGATTAATGGTGGTCCTGACGGTAAGTTTGTGGGTTTGGACCAGCTACCCATTGGTGCTGATCCGACCACATTTCATGGAGGCTTGTTTTTTGTCGCAACATATGGTTTTGCTAATACCAGCTTGATTGGGGAATTACACGTGAAATATGTGTTTGAATTAGTGGACGCTCAATTAGCAGAGCAAGTAAATGTGCCCACGTCGGCTAGTCAGTATCATGTGTATACAAATGGAACATCGACTGCTGCAGCTCCCTTAACTGGGTTCGTAGTGTCTGCGTCATCAAATATGGATGTGGCCATTGATAACACTCTTACTAAAGTTGAAGTGTTTAATCAGCCGATAAACCAGGCGTATTTACTTAGTTCATCTATGGAGGATGCTGCCATAACTAGTTTGGTTACCTACACACCAACGAATGCGGCTGGGGACAACATTATGCATAATGAGGCTGCTTCTAATGAGGGTGAGGTAGTTGCAAATACGGGCATGACCAAGATAGCTGCGTTTACTAATACAGCCGCCAATTGGCTAGTCCAATTGGGTGGGCTTGCAAACACGGCAGCTGGTTATTATGATTTGTTTATGCAGATCATACCGTACTTGGTGTTTTTAAATCGCAAAAATAATATTACGATGAGACACCTGATCAATGGAAGATGTGGGATTGATCACCCTGGTGTCACTAAGGAGAACAAGGAAATGTTTGCTGTGTGGCAATTTGAACAAATGAAGAACTTGCTTCAATCAGGGAATTTTGTCGAAAGGATGGCAAAATTGGAGTCAGCGGTGGCTATCATAAAGATTGATGATAGTTCTGATCCGGAAATGGTGCCGGAAAATAAAAAAGATGAGATAGGTGGAAGTAACCTGCCATCATCAGCACCTGTTTTAACAAGGAGTACTGCAGATTTAATTGCAGATGTCCAAAATCGCTTAGGAAAGTTGCAACCAAGAAAATTGCTTTTCTAGGCGTTTAGGTTGGTAAACATGAATTAGCTGAGTAAGCTGCCATTTGTGGTGCGTATATCAGTCGGTTAGTTTGTGTTAAATTCCGTAAATCCAATAGTTCAGGAATTGAGTTTTCAAAAAGACTCTTCCTGGGCAAGCCAAACTTACACAGTTGGCGTTATGTGTGGAAACAAGTTACTGGAGCTCCAACTCCATATTGTTATCCTATGTGTACTGTTTTTATCTTTTTCCTGTTAGTGGGAATGTATTTCTGAGACCGTGTAAAAAGAAAACGAATCTAGAAGACCGGTTGGGGTTGAATTTACCCTCGCGGCTAAAGACCGAAATTCGTTTGAAACACCTGTTGATGATACTTGTGGGACTGGGAAACCGCCACAATATTTACTTAATTTAACTTTCAAGGTTTGATGTTTCTACAGTTGCTTAGTACAGGTAAGTACACATTTCATTAGAGTTTTCACTTCATTGTGAGGTTTCTCTACGGAATGATG